GGCCCAATCTGTCCAACTTCTGAAAACGGAACTGATTTTGCTACGTTGTGGGACAATTCTTGGCCGCACGAATTGCGGGCGAAAAGGTTAAGGCGCAACCGCGGGAAGCCCTTTGAAACATTGAACCGCGATTTGCGTTCAAACCTTCGCGCAAGCCATTGATTACGCGCGATTGTGGGATAACTGCTTCCCCCACCACTTCACTGTTTTGCATTTTTTATGCCTTTGTTTTCAACGCCTTGCGTATCGGTTAGGGCGTCGGATTCCGAGGTTAAGGCATAGACGTTCGCATTCTGTGCCGCGGTAATCTTCGCGGACGCCTGCGCGGCCAGCCTTTGCCGGTTCGCCTTCCGGGTGTAAATCGCCGCGGTCCGCGGTTCGGACCAGCCATAGAGCGCCATCAATTCGTGCTCGGTTGCGCCAGCGTTCGCCGCCCGTGTCGCCCCGGCTTTGCGCAGCCCGTGCGCCCGGCCCGGCACGCCCGCGGCTTTGCACGCTTCCCCGAACCATGTCCCGAAAGATTCCTTGACCCTCGGCTTGCCGCGGTCCCCCGCGATGAATGCCAGATCGCCACAAGGCCCCGCGGCGATTGACGCGGCGAGCGGCGGCAGGATCGGTATCGCGACGGGTTCCCCGGTCTTTTCTGTCCTGAGCATCGCAACGCCGTTGCGGACATGCTGCTTGCCAAGCGTCACCACGTCGCCGCGGCGAAGGCCGGTGTAAAGCAGCAAATCGAACGCCAGCCGCTCGCGCGTCCCTAAAGGCCAGCGCGCCTCATAGGCGGCTATCTCGTCGTCGGTCCACGTATGATGGCCGTCCCGGCTTTTCCGCGGGGCCTTGATCCCCTGCGTCGGGTCAACCGTGACCAATTCGGCGTCAAGCGCCCACTGGAAAAGCCCGCGGATGGTTTCAAGGAAATGCCGCGCCGCGGCGGGCCGGTCGCGCCTGCGGTCAACGCCCGCAACAATGTCTTTCCGGGCTATATCTCCCGCGGAAACGTCGCCGGAAGCGGCTAGGACGTGTTTCAGGATATTCTCGCGCTGGCGGCGGGTGGCGGCGCTTAGGGACGCCCAAGCGGAAGTCTCTCGGTATCGGTCAGCCAGCCACGCCAGCGTGCCCTTGCTGGCCTTCTGTGCCCCCGCAAGCGCGTTCGGCGATCCCGCTACCGCGGCATGATACGCGGCCATGAACTCAGGTAAGCCATATTTGCCGCGGATGCGTACCCGGTCGCCGCGGCCTATGCGGACATACCAGAACACGGTTCCATGCCGGGTGACGTGGCGCTGTAGGTACGGCGGGCGGGGTTTGGACATAGCCGCGATCAAAGGACAATCTCCCGGCGCTCGGCAACCTTGGCCTTTTCTCGGTCCTTGTGATCTTCGGGGATAATCTCGATTTGGCCGGTTGGCGTGATGATTACGCGCCCCTTTACGCCAGCCGCCCGCATTGCCCGCAAAGCGCGGGCTAGATCGGTTTGCCGGAATGTGCAGGGGCCGCGGCTCATAGGTCCACCACTTCCATGAATGGCGACAAAAATTCCAGCAATTCGCCCTTGAACGCGAACCATTCGCCAGACAGGCGCAAGTGCGCAAATCTCGCATGAAAGGCTGCTTCATCATCGACAGTGCCGGGAATGGAGTGGATTAGGTCTATAGGGTGTGCGCAGCCAGTTTGCAGCGCAGCAATTCGTTTCGGAATGTCAGTCGAAAAACCAATCTTGACCGGGCCGCCATCCCAAACAAAGTACACATGACCTTGCTTCTGCCGCTTGGCGGCGCGGGTCATGGGGCCTCCGGGGAGAGGGTTGACTTGAACATGCGGCCTTGCTCAGAAGTCGTTTCGACAAAAGGCAGAATGGCCTTGAAGTCGCCGCGCTTTATTCTGATGCGCTTTTCGTATCCAGATATTTCAAAAGCGTCCCAAGTTTCATGTGGCCCGAAAGCTGCCTTACCCTCGCGCATCCATCGCGCTCTGTGATGTTCGTTTTCATCAATCCATTTGATGATGTAACGCTGGCGCTGTGTAAGTTCTGACTTCTTTTGCTCACTCATTGGGGGCCTCCGCTTTGAGGGCGGGCGGTTCGGTCACGCGAACAACGCGACCGTTCGCATATACAAGCCGCGACACTTCAAAGAGCCGCGAATTTAAGACGCAACTTTCATCCCATGAAGTTGCTGGATCGCCGTACTGATCCTTAGAAGTCTTGCCGCAAGCGCAGCAAACCCAAAGCTTACCTTCCGGCGCGAAGCGTTCGGCCTCTGCCATCATCCCTCTCCCTTATTGAGAGCGGCGCGGGCGGCGAACAAGTCGCGAGTAGCTACGCTGGTTTCGTCGTTGTCGTCTATGTCGTAACAATGCTCCTCTATGGATTGAGCAATGTCAGCAAATGGTTTCAGCGCCTTCTCCAACGCCTCGACGCGGGCCTCGGCGGCGTCCCGTTCATCGACAACCTGTTTCATCTCATTAACTGTATCAATGCGTGGCCAATTTTGTGCATCGCAAAGGCGCGCCCAAGCGTCTACGTCGCCTTGCTTCCATGCACAATCAGCTAAATACTCCCAACGCTTCCGTTCCCGCTCGCACTCCGCCAGCATTGCGGATAGGGAGGTGAGTGCGTCGGCGGCTTGTTCGCGGTCCTCTTGTCGGCGTGCGGCTGTCTGTTCGCCTGTTTCCCAAGCAACAAATGACGGGCGCTCGCGCAACCGCTTCACCAGCCCCTCTACTTCCGCCACGGGGGCGGAACGGGCGGCGGTAAAGGGTGCTTTCATATGCGGTATGCAGCGGAAGCACGTGCAGCGCGCGACTGGAATTTCTGGGCAATCTTCGCAGTGGGCCAAAACCGTTTTTTGGCAACATTTTTCGCGGCTCATCATTCGCTCCTGTACATCGCGCGCGGGGGCAGGCTGGGCTTTGCAAGCGGCCTTGTCGCGCGGCGTTGGGGTTCGGCTTTCGGCATCGGGGCGGTTTTCAATGTCGGCGGCTTGCGTATGCCTATGTGCTTGATGCGCGCCCGGTCAGCTTTCGCGCCTTCCTTGTTCTCTTGCGCCGTTTTCTCGCGATGCTTTGAGCGAAGCGCGGGCGCTAGATTCGTCTCTCGGTTCTCGCCTCCGTTGCGAAGGCTTTTCTTGTGTTCCAAGTCCCATTGATCGCCGGGCTTGATCTTCTCTCCGCTGATGTGGCAGCGGCCATCGTGAGCGTCGAAAATCCGCGCGCGTACAGAAGGCGGCGGCATGGAGTCGGGCGTCTTACCGATCCATTCCAAAACGCTCCTGCCGTGTACGCGGATCGTCGGGCGCTTGGTCACACGCTTTCCTTTTGCGCCACAAGCGCGGAAATGCGCGCATCAATATCCGCAAGCTGCCGAGCGTACTTCTCGGTTAACTCATGCCGAACCGCGCGCCAAGCGTCAGCTTCATCGGAATACATGACGCCCATGTTTTGAGTAGTCGTTACATCGCCAGACCACGAGTGCGTCATGCCATCGCTACAGCCGCGCGAAACCGTTACCGAGTGAGTATTGTAAAAATACCCAAACGCTACCTTCTGCCGCCTGCCATACTTCTCGCCACCCGGCACAAGGTTTGCGGTAATCTCATCACGGGTCATCGAGGCGGGCTTTGGGTAATCAGGCCAGCGAAGCGCCCTAGCTAAACGCAGCGCCTTTTCTAATTCTTCGACGCGCGCCTTTTCTGCCTTCGTCATTGCCATCACACATCATCCCCGTTTACCTTGCGAAACCGCGTCTCCGGGTTCTCGCTCACGTAGTTGTCAAACTCGTCGCGCTCGTCAGCAACAACCTTGTTCGGATACAGCGCCCGAACTATCAATGTAATTATACCAAAGATTGCGGCTAGTATCATCAACGCAATGAGAATGTCTGTGCCTGTCCACATGGTTCGCCTCTATCGCGTTTTGATGAAAACCTGGAAACAGTTTGACGCGACATGGTGCGTCAGTATTTGACCATAGCAGGAAACGTCCAAAACGCCGTCGCGTATGAAGCAGCAAATATCGCCCGTGTCTGTCTTGAACACGACGCGGGAATGATCCCCAAGCTGGTTAACTTTGTTAGAGTCGCCCCGGTCCTGAGCAAAGACCTTAGACGGCGTATCGCCGCGCAGTGTTGCGTTTTCGGACTCAAGTTCTAAAACCTTGCGGCGCAGAGACGCCAGTTCACCTTGCGCCCACATCGGCAGCTTGTATTCTCGCGCGTCAATCATGGTTCGCCTCACAGTTTCATTTCAGCGCGCTTTGTCGCGGCTTCGCTCTGCCATTCTGAAAACTGCATCCTGATAAATTCCAACTGCACCTTGAGAAGCGCGGCCTGTTCGCGCGCGCGAACCATCTTGCCGATGTAGTCGGACCATTGGTCAGACGCCTTCACGTTCATTTCCGCGCGGCTCACCGGCATGTCGCCTTGCGCCAGCATCAGCTTTGCAAGCACGGCGCTCTTGCTTTCCTCCAGCATGTTGGCGGCGGCGTCCGCATCTACGTATTTTTTAGCGACGATGCGGAATTGTTCGGAAATTGGAATGTTCGCGCTGGCGTTCATGTTGCCCCCTAAAATGGAATATCCCCGCCATCATCAGTGCGACCTGCGCGCGATTGCGTCTGCTGGCGTGAATCGTCGCGCTCTTTCGGGGCGAATGCTGAAACCCAAACCTCGCCCTTGTCATTCGGCAGAGGCAGGGCTTCCAACTTGATCGCGAAGCCGTCGCCATTCTTGGCCGGGAACATGACGCCAATCTTGGTCCAGTGCGTCTTGTCGTCCTTGTCCTTGCGGCCCGTGCATAGATCGTAACGGTTTGTCATGCTGCTGCCTTTTCATAGATGTTGCGAAGTGACGCTTCCTTGTCGGAAAGCTCTTTTAGGAACGCCTCAACCTCTTTTGTGATTTCGGCTATGCGTTCGTCATCGCGTTCAAGACGCTTCACAAACAGCCGCATGGTTTCCGGCAAACGCGGATCATAAGAAACGAAGTCGCACCACGCCCGGCCCGTGCAAGCCATCTGCCAAAGCATTTGCGTCACGTATTTTGACGGGATTGCCTGACCTAAAAGCGTGTCAATGTGCGTGCTTGTGTTAGGGCATTTAACTTCGATCAACCCGTCGTCGCCTACGCAGCCGTCCGGGCTTGCGCCCGATTCTGCGATTGTCGGGTGCGGGATAAAGCCGACCGTTTCGACAACTATGCTCGCTTGAAACTCGTATGACGCGCGGGCTTCGTCCTCTGTTGCCGTACCCCAAGCCATCGCAGCATTGGTGTACTTGTCCGCTGAAACGCCAGTAAGGCGCTCTGCGATCAATTCGGCCATGTAGTTGCCGCGCCCGGCTCCGTAGCCGGTTTTGGTCTTTGCCAGCACATCAGAAACGCGGGAAGCCGTAACCTTGCCAAGTCTGGCGGCCTTCCATTCGTCGCTACCCTGAATAAGCGTTTCGCTTTCCATCACGCCCCCGCCATCTTTTTGAGGTCCATCAGGGCAGCCGGGCCAAGCGCCTTGCGGTCAGCCGCCGTTAGTGTCTTGGTCCACCATTCACCAAGGGCGACAAGGCCGTCATCCTTGGCAATGCGCTCACCTTCGGCGCGTAGATCGGCGGCGTCCGCTGGCGGGTTGGCCGCGCGCCCGTCATCGTCATTGCTCGACGCAAGCCCAAGCATCTGGACCAGCGAATAGCGCTGTAGATACGTGAGCGTCGAACCAATCGCCTGAATGGCGTTCTTCGATCCACTGCCATCTGGCGGGCCTGCAAGCGTCGTGGTTTCCGAATGCCCGTCCTTGTGCGACAGGATGCAAGTGACGTTGATCCGGTCGGTTTGTTCGGTGCGGAAGCGGTAGGTGAGGCCGTGCTTCGTCAGCACCGGGTCAACGGTTCTGGCAATGGCCGCAAAGTCTGCATACCGCTTTTCGTTGTGCCCTGTGGCGTTGCGCACAATGGGGCCTATTTCGCCCTTGGCGGCAGCTATGGCGGCGTCAAACGCCTTGCGCGCCTGATTGGCTTCCCAACGCTCTTGCAAGCCCATAAGCTTTTCAAGCACAGTCACATCAGCGCCGCGCGTCAAGGCGGTGTTGAGCATTTCCATAGGCGTGACAGGCTGCGTCGATTGCACCGCCCCGCCTTCAATTGTCGTTAGTTCCCTTGCTGCGTTGCTCATCGCCCGATTTCCTTTCTCATCGCCTCGTGCCTCTTGGCCTTCAATTCCGCCAAGATGTGCGAGGTTTTCTTATGCTGCCTCTTTGCCGCCGCTATCTTGCGTTGGTAGTAGCGGACGAATGCGGGTTGAGCGTGCGCGGTCCAGTGCAGCCAGAGACGCCAGCGCCAGTAGGAAAGAGCGCGGATCATATTGCCGTCTCCCGCTCACGCTTTGCATGGGCGAGTATCGCGTCCATGTGCTTATTCATCGCGCTAACCGAGTAGCCTGCTAGGTCGCACATGTGGCAAAGGAACTCTGCAACTTCGCGTTCGTTGGCGTCGAGCATGTCATCGGGCAACGTGTCGCCTAGTATCTCGATCATCTGGCGTGTTTCGGCGTCAGTCATGGCGACACCATCAGGATTGCGCCGACAAAAGCGGCGATGCAGATAAGTTCAAAGGTTGTGGAGAAGGCGGCGCGCATCACGCCCCCCAGCTTGTTTGCTGCCGCGCCCATTCGTTGTAGCGGCGCGGGTCGGGTTCGCCTTCATCCTCGTCAGACGGCGGAAACCACGGCTCACGGTTCAAAACACGGCGGATGATTGCGCAAGCCTCATCGCCTGGCTCTTGCTCAAGGCGCTTGCTTTGCGCGTCGAGAGCTTCGGCAAGTTCCGCCATCGCATCGACGCACGTACCGGCGACCGGATCGCTTTTGTAGCAAGCGGAGATTTTCTCCCATTGCTCGGTCCATACAAGGTCCGCGATGAGTCGAAGCTGCTCATCGAGTGGCTTGGCGATGTGGTCATTTTCGTAGCTGTACTTGCCTTGGCAAATGACTGTGTAGAAGGAGGCGCTCATTGTGCGCCCTCCGCTCTACGGAGAGCAAAGCACGCTTCGTCCAGCATCTCGTTAAGTTGGGCGATTGTTGGTTTCGCCTTCGCGCCGCCAGAAGATGCAAAGCGCAACCGAGCGCGAATTTTCTTGAGCGCGTCATACATAGTTGGCGCGGCGGCGATCAAGCGGGCGTCTGCTTCTGCGTAGGCCGTGTTGTCGACGCCTTCAAAATCAATCCGGCAAATTGCTTCGCCGTTCGCGCCAGCAAGCTCCATTTCAAAAAGCACGCCGTCTTCATCGCTGTAATCTTCGCGCTGCCATGGCCCGGCAGTAAACTTCGCTTCGCTCATCTTCGTCCCCTCTATCCGGGCAAGCCCTGATGTAAGAGGAGTATATCCGCTTTAGAGGACAAAGCAAGCGCAATTATCCGCTTTAGCGGAGATATTTTGTTAACGTGAAATGTGGCAGTCCCGTGGAACCCCGGGTTGCCCGCCCCGGGCCGCTCGGTAATATTAAAGCTCGCTAACTTGCGTTCCGCATATGTTCCTGCA